ATCTGTATGTGAGTAGTGATGCCTCTTATTCGTATGCGAATATCGGCTCTCGCTTGATGTTCCTTTAGCGAACGAAGTGAGCTCCCCCATCTCCTCAGCTTGACTGAGGAGGTGGACGGAGTCCACATATTTAGATCTATGTGATAAATAGAATGAAGATAAAAATAATAATCAAAACATGAGATGAGAAAAAGGAACTAACGCTCTGACCTAACTGAGAATGGCTATCAGATGAGTCAGAAGTAGAGATCAGAATAGAGAAAGATACTGAAGAAAATAAAAAAGAATAAACAAAATCTTGGTTATACGGTCGAAGACACGATATTCTTCGCCTTTGTTGGCTATACAGGTGAGATCCACGGTATAGTTTTACGGGGAGTAAAAGTGCGATAATGTGAATGTGAATACTTCTCGTCTGGCTAATGCTGGTGGTAATTGGAATAATGGTTCGAATGCTGGTGCTTTCCATCTGAATGTGAATAATGATACCTCTAATTCGAATACGAATATCGGCTCTCACTTTAATGTCTTTATAAATCCCTAAATCAAAAATAACTACAAGTCTGAAGATCCCTAAAGGAGAAATCAGACATGGTTAAATGATAGCTGTATAACCGTACCGCTTGGTAAAACATAAAAATCTGGGGGTGCTGTGCTGGTAGAGAAATCGAAAGCTCGGTGTAAAGGAACATTATATATCATTTAATCAAACAAAAATGAAAAGATTAGGAGGAATCTATGAGAAGATCTACGATATGGAAAATCTAAGACTAGCTCACAAAAACGCTAGAAAGGACAAAAGACTATATAAAGAAGTCCAGATGGTAAATAGTAATCCTGACTACTACTTAAAGAAGATACAGGATAAACTAAAAGCTAAGAAATACCACATAAGTCCTAAAGACTACTCCGTACAAGTAATACGAGATAAAACTAAGTCCAGAGAACTACGGAAGCTCAAATACTATCCTCATAGAATAATCCAACGAGCAGTCATGCTACAACTAGAAAATACATTCATGAGTGTATTCTGTGACTTTGTATGTGCTAGTGTAAAAGGTAAAGGAGGAAATCAGGTAATGAAACTCATGGATAGGTATATGAGAGATGAGGAGTGAAGTAAATACTGTCTAAAAATCGATATACAGAAATTCTATCCATCCATAAATCACAGGATACTAAAGACTCTACTCAGAAAGAAAATAAAAGATCCAGATCTACTGAATTTGTTAGACATGATAATAGATAGCTTCCCATGAAGAAAGGGACTACCTATATGAAGTTATCTATCACAATTTCTAGCGAATTACTATCTAGCCTATTTCGACCACCGACTGAAAGAAGAACTAAAATGTAAGTACGTAATCAGATACATGGATGATATAGTAATACTGGATGGTAGCAAGAAACATCTGAGATATATTCTGAAAAGAATCAAAGCATATCTAGGATGAAGACTGTGTCTGAAAGTGAAAGATAATCGACAAATCTTTCCTACATGAGTGAGAGGAGTAGATTTTGTAGGATATAGATATTTCTATGGATACAGACTACTCAGAAAAAGGACAGCTCAGAAATTGAAAAGGAGAGCAAAGAGTCTGAAAGTAAAGCAGAATAGACACCAACTACGGAAGTACAGAGAACGATGTAGCATAAACTCCTACGCAGGACGACTGATACATTGCGATAGCTGGAGATTGTATGAGAAGTATATAGATCCGATACTACCCAGTATCATAAACTACTATATGCTAGTGATAAACTCACATAAAGCTAAAAAATTTGAGAGAAAAATCAGGAGGTTAAAGTGAAGAAAGACATGGGATCATTTATCTCATAAAAGAAACGCCGAATGAGAAAAGAAAGAGAGTACAACGACCACCACCGATGTCCACGTAGTAAATTCTGAGCCACCAACTCCCTGAATGTAGAAACGATTAGAAAGACAACACACGACGCAATCCATACTTTATTTAGCAATATGATATTTCCTGAGCAGATAGAGCAACTCACAAATATGACAAGCAAAGTACTACTACCAGAGATAGTACAGGAAATAACAGAGCTACTCAGTCAGAGAGATATACATGATCCATCTCAGCGATATAAAGAATGAGCATTGCGACTACCAAAGAGAATGAGAAAATAATTTTATATCTTACCAATTACAATCATGATAAAAACAAGAACACCTTGCGAGATCTACACTAGAGTGATGTGATACATCCGTCCAGTATCTCACTACAATCCATGAAAGAAATCTGAATTTTTTAGTAGAAAGTATTTCGAGGAGAAGAAAGTAGACAATTCTGATTTTATAAGGAAATATTCAAACAGACCAGCAATCGATTGAGCTGAGGCGAAAGCATGCTAAAAGAAATCGATTCATTATAAAAAAAAGAGGAGAACACAAATCAAAAAACTCCTCTTTTTTCGTCGTAAATACAGATTGGGAGTCGTACCCGACATATCTCTCTTTTATCTAAAATGCGGTTATTACCCGCTCCTAGAATGGCTGATGATTTTCCAGCATATTTTAGCAACCCGCAGAATGCCTCTCATTATGCTGTAAGAATCCATATAATTCCCACAATTTATCGAATGCTTTTTCGTAAGCATATTTTTCTCAGATAGAGATATCAAAGTCGATAGCGTCTACACACGCAGAGGTTCCTACAACTTCGAAACCATTATCTAAAGTTAATAAGCATACGGTAGTCTTTTCTCAGAGTTTACAGTACTCAGTACTAACAATATGCTCCTCTAATTCTGATCTAGTAATCATGATTATTTTAATTTACTGAAAAAATTAAAAACATATTCCTCTGCTTCTCAGAACGTGTCAAAATCACACTTAGAATCTAATGTACTATCAAAATCTCTATGTGACATTTCTAATTCGTATTTTTCTTTTCCAGTAGAAGTGTAGGACTTTCCAGCGATTATAATAAATCTCCAATCTCAATACTCATATAACATTTTTAATGGAGTTTTTTCAATAACATTCTCCATTTCTACAGGTTGTGGACAGCAACCACTCATTTTTTTTGGATCCATGATATTACATAGTAAAAAATAAAAATAGACACATTATAATCAGTACAAATCAGATACCCATTATAGCCCAACTAGATACTATCTGGAATCTCATCCGCTTTTGCTGATTCCTAAAAAATTTACGTTCTCATTCTGAATTTTGAAACAATACGATTAATTTGTCATAATCTTTTTTGAGATTATCATAAGTACTTTTTGGTACTCGATTTGGTCATGTGTATGGTGGCATGATATTATAGATCAATTTCTAAATCTAATTTTTTGACTTTTACCTTTGTAATATTCTTTCATGAAAACTCTTTAGCCATGACTTTTACTATTCATTTCAAATATACATTTTCCGCTTTTACATCTATAAGCTCTTTTGCTTTACTAGATGTCCACATATTTTCATCTATAAATCTTTGTAGATCCCATCTTCACAATAAAAATCATTCATGATGTCATAATTCATAACAAAGATATCAGATAATTACAGTAAACACACCTCGAAATAATAACAATATTCGCATGTTTTATTCTGACAAGAAATAAAAATTTGATACTGAGATAAGGAGCCTCAACTCTCAGCTCTAAACGGTAATGGAGTAATCAGCTCCGCCGTTCGTTTTGAGTGTATAGCTGTTAAATGATGAGTTTACATACTATACACCCCACCGTCCACTCTTATTTCAAAATAAAATTATATTTTATTCATGCGTACATCATTCTCACGCTCATAATCATAATATGGATCATTATATATCTCATCATTTTTATGATAGAATGGCATAGCAAAACAAGTATATGGACTTCAAGCATTTTTTATTCAACAATCTTTCCAGAACGTTTCTATTATTTTATATAGCCACGCATATTCTGGATTTGGTTTATGATTTCTAAGATAGTCACAAATCAAAAATACTTGCTTACTGTAAAATTGTGAATTTTTATAATATTCATCTTTTTCTTTTTTGATCTGGTTGTATTCATAAATGAATTGTTCTATTATACTAGTACTATTCTCCATTTCTGTAGTAAATAAATATAAAAGTCTGATCTATTTTAACTCTTTGAGTTGTAATTCTCCAAAACATAATTTGTATCACATTCTTGTCATTAATTCATCTAAAGCAGTATATAATTTTCTACTATACTCTTTTTCACATGATAAATCCTCTTCTAAATGTTTTATCTTTTTTCTAAGTTCTACCTTTTCTCTAGCACTCTCATTTTTTATTTTTGATTTATTATATTTCTGATTCTCATTGAGTTTACATTCTAAATTAAAAATTTGTCTTTTAAGATTATCTATA